AGAAGCACCGGCCCCGAAGCCTAAACGTGGCCGTAAGGCAGCAGAGCCAGAACCCGAACCCCAACCAGAGGCAGAAGCCCCAGAGGTGACAGAACAGCCGACGGATGAGCCAGAACCACAGCCCGAAGCCGAAGCACCCCAGCCAGAGGCCAGCCAAGAGCCAAAGGAACTGACAGAGCAGGATATTAGGGAGGCAATGCACCGTACCCGTCAGCGTATCGAGGGCGAGAACTACAAAGAGGAAACGGACAGCGAACTTTACAAGAAATTCCACCGTCAACTCACAGCCCAATTTAAGCAGATTGCAGCGTTTTTGGGTGCAGACAAACCGAGTGCTTTGCCATTAGAGCAACGTGCCTCATTCATTAGACAGTGCGATGAGTTAGTTGTAGAGGGTGATACAATAACCACTAAAGTACCGTATTGATATGCCAGGACTACACGCATTGTTAAGCCCGTCAGCGGCTCACAGATGGATGAATTGCACAGCCGCCCCACGTCTGGAAGAGCATATTGCAGACAGTGGAAGCAGCTTTGCAGAAGAGGGTACATTGGCCCACGCCTATTGTGCAAAGCACCTCAAAGAGTTTTTGGGATTGCCTACCAAAGACGAAGAGGCCGAAATTGCCCAATTGTTTGAAACGTACCACACGGGAGAAATGGATGAGTACACCGACACGTACAAAGTCATTGTGTTGGAGAAATTCAATGCCGCCCGTGCCAAAACTCCAGATGCTCAGTTATTGGTTGAGGTACGTTTAGATTTTACAGCATGGATGCCAGAAGCATTTGGCACAGCCGATGCCGTAATCATTGCCGATGGTACGATGGAAATTATAGATTTCAAGTACGGCAAAGGGGTTAAGGTGTCAGCCATCAAGAATCCCCAAATGATGATTTATGCTTTGGGAGCATACCAGCAGTTTAGTTTTGAGTACAACATTGAGCGTGTACGTATGACCATCGTACAGCCCAGAATTGACAACATATCCGAGTATGAGTTAAGTGCAGTGGATTTGTTGGCATGGGCAACGTACCAACTCCAGCCAAAGGCCAAAGAAGCGTTTGAGGGTAACGGCCACCAGATGCCCGGAGAATGGTGTCAGTTTTGCAAAGTGAAAGCCACCTGCAAGGCATTGGCCGACCTTACTTTTGCAGCCGTCGAGGAACACCCAGACCCAAAGACCATTACAGCCGAAGAAATGGCAACCCGTGTTTTGCCGATGTTAGACACAATCAAGACGTGGATTAAGGGCGTTGATGAGTACACGTTGGAACAGGCATTGAACGGTCAAAAGTACATTGGTTTTAAGTTGGTGGCAGGGCGCAGTGTCCGCAAAATCACAGACCCAGAGGCCGTGATGGGCGCATTGTCCGAAAACGAGTTTGCCGAAGATGCCTACATGAAGCCGCGCGAACTAAAGACCATTACCGATTTGGAAAAGGCCATTGGCAAAAAGCGTTTCAATGAGATTTGCAGCCAATGGATTGATAAGCCACAAGGTAAGCCCACGTTAGTGCCAGAATCAGACAAACGCCCTGAGTTAAGCACCGACGATTTCCAGAATGTAGATTTAAGTGAGTAATCCATTTTATTAACAACCAATTTTAATTTTTACGGTTATGATGAAACCAAACATTTTGCCCAAGAACGACGGGCGTACAGTTGTAATCGGCCCGTGCCGATTGAGTTACACACATCTTTTTGAGAAGTATGCAGGGCCAGACGGTGACGAAAGCCGTGCCAAGTACCAAACGGGCATACTCATTCCCAAAAAGCAGAAAGAGACCGTTGCAGCACTCAAAAAGTGCATTGATGCAGCCTACCAGCAAGCCATTACAAAGTATTGGGGCGGCAAGAAACCTGACATCAAAGAAGCCTCAGATGCCTACCCCCTGCATGATGGTGACGGCAAAGATGATGATGCCTACGTTGACCATTTCTATGTAAACGCTAAGACGGGAAAGAAGCCCAGCGTGACAGACAAAAACGGTGATGCCATTGTTGATGAGGATGAAATTTACAGCGGTGTTTGGGCATGGGTGTGTATTACATTCTACGGTTACAAGGTCAATGGCAAATGCGGCATTGCGGCAGCTTTGGAGGCCGTGCGTAAGTGCAAGGACGATGAGCAGTTTGGCGGCAGCGTCAGCCAGAATGAAGCATTTGGCAGCATCCCAATGGATGATGAGGACGACGAAGATTTATAAATCGTAACATGGTTTGGCCGTGGGTGTTTCCACTACTAATGCCCACGGCCATTCTTACAACCCCAGAGAGTATGACAGAATTAGGTATTGACATCGAAACTTACAGCAGCAACGATTTGGCCGATTGTGGCGTTTACAAATACGTTGAAGCCCCAGATTTCACGATATTGCTTTTTGCGTATGCCGTGGATGGTGGCCCCGTCGTATGTGTGGATTTAGCGAGTGGCGAGGAATTGCCCAATGACATTCTGGAAGCACTCACAGACCCCAGCGTTACAAAAACCGCGTTTAATGCAGCATTTGAAAGAATCTGCATAAGTAAGTGGTTAGGTTTGTCGAAGCCATTAGACCCCTCACAATGGAAATGTACGATGGTACGTGCAGCCCGTATGGGTTTGCCCCTATCATTAGGCCAATGTGGTGAGGTACTGAAATTGGCAGATGGCAAAATGAAAGAGGGCAAAATCCTAATCCGTTATTTCTCAATCCCCGGCAAAAACGGAAAACGTCACCTACCAAGCGACGCGCCCGACAGATGGGAGGTTTTCAAGCAGTACAATATCAGAGACGTTGAAGTTGAGCAACAGATTTTGGCCAAAGTGCGCCGTCTGGAAGCCCCAGAATTTGACGATAAGTTGTATATTGCCGACCAAGAAATTAACGACCGTGGCGTTATGATTGACCGCCCATTGGTTGAGGCCGCTGCAAGGTTTGACGATGAGTTTAAGGCCGAATTACTGAAAGAAGCCCAAGCCGTCAGCGGATTGGAAAATCCCAACAGCCCAACCCAACTTAAACAGTACCTGAGTAAAGCAACGGGCATGACCGTGGCCAGCCTCAACAAAAAGAATCTGGATGAGTTGGAGGGTCAATTGAAGTATTGGCCAAAGGCACAGCGTGTTTTGGCATTGCGCCGTGAAATGGGTAAGACCAGCAACAAAAAGTATGCAGCCATGTTGAAATGTGTTTGCGATGATGGCCGAATCCACGGACTTTTGCAGTTTTGCGGTGCAGCCCGTACAGGCCGATGGGCAGGGCGTTTGGTGCAGGTGCAGAACCTACCACAGAACCATTTGGAGAGTTTGGACGATGCCCGTTATTTGGTACGTCAGGGCGATTTGGAAGAATTTGAAATGAATTACCACGAAGTGACCTACGTGCTAAGTGAGTTAATCCGTACAGCGTTTATTGCAGCACCAGGCCACACGTTTCATGTGTGCGATTTCTCAGCCATTGAGTGCCGCGTGATTGCATGGTTGGCAGGTGAGCAATGGGTTTTGGACGTATTCAGGAATGGCGGTGACATCTATTGTGCAACAGCATCCCAGATGTTCAACAAGCCCGTTGAAAAGCACGGTCAAAATTCCGAGTTGCGCCAGAAAGGTAAGATTGCAACATTGGCGTTGGGTTATGGGGGTGGCGTATCTGCATTGGAAGCAATGGGAGGCAAGCGTTTAGGTTTGACAGAATCAGAAGAAAAGGAAATTGTAAACCTTTGGCGTAAGACCAACCCCAAAATTGTGAAGATGTGGGCAGCGATTGAGAAAGCTGCAATTACAGCCATTAAGACGGGTAAGACCGTACCCGTACACCGTGGCATTGAGATTGGCCGTCGTTGGGGTATGCTGACAATAACATTGCCGTCTGGACGTACCATTTGTTACCCCAGAGCCACCGTTGGCACTGAGTATGGCGACAGTTGGAGAGGCGACCATGATATTATTGAGTATGAGGGTTTGAACCAGATAACTAAGAAATGGGATATTGTACGGACGTATGGCGGTAAACTCACAGAGAACATTGTACAAGCAATTGCCCGTGACATTTTGGGCATTGTCATTCTGAGAGCCAAAGCCGACGGCCTCAACATCGTTTTCCACATACATGATGAGATTGTTGTGGAGGCAACACCCGACCAGACATTGGCCGACGTTGAGGCACTGTTTAGCCAGCCCATTGATTGGTGTAAGGATTTACCCCTCAAAGGTGCAGGGTACACAACCCCGTACTATTTGAAAGACTGATATTTTACAACTTAATTAAATCATCGTATGACAGAGAATCAGAAACTAAAAATGGAACTGTTAA